ATGCATGCAACAAAGGAATTTTCTTCTATTTCGGAATTAAAACATATTCGTGAGCAAAAGTCAAGGCTATCTGAAAGAGAGGCGGAATTAGTAAGTCCAATATTAACTAATCTTGAGTGTATCCCCTACATATATGAACTGTTTAAAAATATAGTGCGTACTATGAATATTCCGCTTCGTGAAGAAATAATTCAGAGAAAGGAGTTTTTATTTATTGTACTTTTTTTGTTCGTTCCAAGTGTATTAGCAGGTGGGCGTATACCTAATGGAGTTCGGAAAGCTCTTGAACATGTATTCCCAAAAGTAAAACCTTGCACTATATCAAACAATATTGCCGATGTCTTTTTTTTGTATCAACAATATAAATATTTTAGAAGTGACATTGAAATTATTTACAAGGAAATGCTGAAACGATTGGAAAATGATGATGTTTCAAATGGATTAAAACGTTTTATAATCAAATAACGAACCTTTCTCGGATTGTTTGTTATTGATGAGGCATTTGCTTCTCACATTTTATACTATGTCCTATCTTTGAAAATTATAAAAAGAATATAATAGGATGAGCCTTTCAATTAAGCAAGAAAATTTTTGTAATTATTACGTCGAAAGTGGTAATGCTTCTGACGCCTATCGTCGCGCTTATTCATGCAAGGGAAAATCAGATAATACGGTTTGGGTAGAAGCATCCAGATTGGCTAATAACCCTAAGGTAGCCCTAAGGATAAGTGAGTTGCGCTCTGAAATGCAACGCCGGTCAGATATTACAAAAGATGAAGCAGTCGGGATTTTGGCAGATATTGCAAGGGCGAATATCGTTGATGCTCTTGAAATCAAGTCTAATGAGATGTTTACTACTATAGTGGTAAAGGATGTATCTGCCTTGCCTATTGGCGTTCAAAGAGCCATCCTTTCCGTAAAGAGTACAGATAAAGGTTATGAACTAAAACTATATAATAAGATTGATGCAATAGAGAAGTTGTCGAAATTGTTGGGTTGGGATGCATCTGAACAGAAAGATATTATAGGGGAAGGCAAAAATGATTCTATAACAATTCAGATAATAGATAAAAGGGGGGATGTTGTAGATGCTGATACAAACTACTAAAATATATGCTACTGTTGATAGTGCGATAAAATCTGGATATAAGGTTGTATCTGCGCAAGGAAGTTCAAGAAGTTCTAAGACGTATAATATATTGATATATCTTTTAGTATATATACTTCAGCATCCCAAGACCTCTCTTTCTGTTGTGCGCAAGACGCTGCCATCGTTAAAGGGGTCTGTATTCCGAGATTTTAAGGAGATAATGCAAGATAAATTCCGAATGTGGGATAACCGTTGCATGAATAAATCTGATATGGTATACACGTTTCCTAATGGTTCGTTCTGTGAATTTTTCTCAACCGACGATGAGCAAAAGATACGAGGAAGAAAGCGTAATATTCTGTATTGTAATGAAGGCAATGAAATATCCTTCCTCGAATGGCAGCAACTGGTGATGCGTACTACTGATTTTTCAGTTATAGATTATAATCCATCTTTTTCAGACGAGCATTGGCTATGTGAATTGAATAAAGATTCGCGGACTTTTCATTTCATCTCTACTTATAAGGATAATCCTTTTTTGGAGCAAACTATTATAGACGAGATAGAATCTCTTCAGTATAAGAACAAAGTATTATGGGCCGTGTACGGCTTGGGATTGCAAGCTATGGCAGAAGGACTTGTGTTTCCGGATTTTGAAATTGTGGATGAATTTCCTACTTACGCTAAACATGTTGGAGCTGGATTGGACTTTGGGTATAGCGCTGACCCTACGGCGGTGGTAAGATGTGGTATAGTAGATAATTGCATGTATCTTGATGAATTGTGTTATCAAACCCACATGCTGACAAGTGAAATAATAGATGTGTTGAAGCCATTAGGTTTATTCGTATATGCAGATAGTGCAGACCCAAGACTTATTCAAGAAATATCCAATGCCGGTATTGTGATTTATCCAGCGGATAAATATAAAGGCTCAGTTATGGGCGGCCTGTTTAAGATGATGGAATATAAACTTTGTGTGACTAAACATTCTGTCAATCTCATTAAAGAACTGAAAAATTATGTATATGAACAAAATAAAGACGGTAAGTTTATAAATGCGCCTATTGATGCCTATAACCATCTGGTTGACGCTGCCCGTTATTGGACGATTGGTAAGATAATGGGAAAGGTTTTGATTCCCAAGCAATATGATAAAGAAGATTTAGGACTATATTAAAATTGATGATATGAGTTTTATAGAAGCAATATTCAATGTTATCCGTAACAAGACCCTAAATGCTGTAGGGGTTGAACGTGATTTGATGAGACTTATTCAAGATAAAGACATTTCCCGCGTACAATCTGTTATGCAAAATCGAGATATATGTGTATCTGATGCTATAAAGGAATATAATCCGGAAACCCATGATGTAATGAAACGCCCTGATAAGCCGAGAAAAAACAAGCAACCCTATAAGGTTGAAAAACTCCCACGACGCAGGCAGGTGTACATAAATGAGGTGGAGCTGTTCTTCTTATTAGGAAATCCTATATCATGGAAGCCTTCTTTGGATATAGAGAGCAAGGATGAGGCTTTTGATGCTTATATGCAGTTTTTAAAAGATACAAGATTTAACACTACCATGCGACAAGCCAAAAGATTGGCGGGGGCTGAAACCGAAAGTGCTAAAGTGTATCATATTTATAATGATGGCGGGAAACCCGCTGTAAAGGTGCTCGTTATATCCAAATCAAAAGGTTATACCCTGAGACCTTTGTTTGACCAATATGAAAACATGATAGCTTTTGGTTATGGTTACTTTTTAAAAGAGGGAGATAGAACAATAGAACATTTTGATATACAAACTCCAAATTTTATATATCGATGCAAGCGGGCTAATATCGGATGGGATGTAACCCCGGTTGAAAATCCTACAGGCAAAATTAATGTAATTTATTATCGCCAAGATAAAGCGTGGGCAGGCACTGAAAGAAGATGCGATCGGGAAGAAATGATTGATTCCAAAGCTGCTGATACCAATAACTATTTTGCTGACCCTAAGATAAAGGCCACTACAGATGTTATTAAATCTTTGGCTGACCCTGATACTGTAGGTCAGGTTATCCAACTGACAAATAAGGAAAATAGTCTGATTGATTATATGACCCCACCTGAATACTCTTCCATGAAAGAGAGTGAAAAGATAGATTTGAATTCTTCAATTCTTTTCGATTCATTTACTCCTGATTTTTCTTTTGAAAACATGAAGGGGTTGGGTACTTTGTCGGGAGAAGCATTGAAACGGGCTATGATATTGGGATTCATTAAGAGGGATAATTTAAAGGAAATATATGATATATTGGTTGACAGAGAAAAGAATCTTATTCTTGCCATTATGATGAATGTAACCCATATTCATCTTAGAAAAAAGATAGAAAAATTGAGTATCGAACATGAATTTGCTGAGCCGTTTAATGAGGATGTTCAAGGAAAGTGGGCAGCAGTGGGAAAGGCTTATCAAGATGGTATTATTTCACTTGAACAAGCGGTTAATATGCTTGCGATTGCCGATAACCGGCAGGAAGAAATTAAACGAATATTGGATGAACGTCAAGTTATGAATAGAGAAAAAGGGGAATAATATCCCCTTTTTTTTATAAAATAACAAACCTTTTGCCAATTGTTTGTTTTGGAGCCTTTATAAATTTCCTCTATCTATTACTAATCTCTACTTTTATCCTGAATTTAAAATAATTAAGTATGAAAGAAAAAATATTTAATCAGCTTAAACAGGATTTCTCAAAACTGGGTTTGTCTGATGAAATTCTTCAATCGGTAGCATCCTCGCTTGATGCTATGGGGTTAATAACCGATGATAATCTTGCAACTATAATTAAGGGGCAGGAATCAATGCTGAAATCTTACCAAAGTAACTTTGATAGGCTGCGTACGGAAGGCGCTACCTACAAGAAGGAATTGGAAGATTTGAAAGCAAAGGGTAGTGGGGGCAACCAACAGCAACCTGCTAACGAGGAGCCAGAGTGGTTTACAAGGTACAAACAAGAGCAGGAAAAAAGAATTAGCGAGCTCATGACTGAAAATCAAAATGCGAAAGCAGAGCAGGCACGTACCGCAAGAAACAATCTGATTCTTTTAAAAGCAAAAGAACTCAAAATCTCAAAGGAGAGAATAGAAGAAGGTTTTGCTATCTCTGACGATATGGATGAGGCGGCGATTACAAACTATCTTTCTAAAGTGAGACAAAATGAGGTCGCAAAAGGCTTGGAGGATAAAGGTTCGGCATTCTCCTTGTCTACGCCAGAAGACCAGGGCAAAGAACTGGCTAAAGAATGGGCGGAAAGTTTGCCGGACGCTAATTAAAACTAAAGTTATGGCTATTGTATTTGAAAAAGGAAAAGTAAAAGGGAACTTCCCCGTTTTTTGGCGGGGCGAGTGTAAAACGCTTCCCGGTGATTTTAGAATCAAGCAAACCTTTCCTGAGGGAACGTTGATTCGCAAAGGAACCCCTATTGCATTAGATTTCTCGAAAATGGAATGTACGGTTTGTAAAGCTGTGAAGATAATAGCTGGTGGGACAACTGCTGCTCCTCGAGTTGAAAAGGGAAGTCTTGTGCAAATTGGAGATGAACTTACAATCGGAAAGAATAAACAAGAAATTACTGCTATTGATAATTCCAACTCCGATTACGACGTATTGACCCTTGCTGCCGCTTTAACCGGAGCCACTAAGGATGCTTTTGCAGTTGTCGCTGGTAGTGAACCAAACGCTGTGGTAGAGACGGATTACGAGTATAAAACCAATATGAGTTTTCAGACCGTTTCAGCGGGTTATGATGTGATTATTCTTAAAGATGTTGCTTATCCCATGCCGGATGAATGGTTGCTCGGCGGATGGTGTATGAAGAATAATCCAAGTATTAAATATGTAAGACAATAAGTTATGGCAGGATTATTTTATAGTTCTATTTTTGGCGAGCTTACAAAACAAGTGCAAGTTCGTATTGACACGGCGTCAGAGTTACGTAAGAGACTTTTCGACCAAAATATCTATGAAAGATATTTAGATTGGGACACTCCTACGATTGGGTTGAACTTTGAAGAATTGATTGGGCAGTACAATTTGAGTGTGGCTGCTGCGACTTTAGATTCTAAGGGGAAAGAGCCTATTATGGGAACGGACGGCTTGGAAACATTAAAGCAAAAAGTGCTGACCCATCAGATGAGTTATCCTATGCCGATTGAAGAATACAGAAAAGTCCTTCAAATACTTGATTCTCGTATGCTGACGGATGAGCAGAAAACGCAACAACTCATTAATCTGATGTGGAAAAATGTCAGAAAAGTTGTAAATTCTGTTCAGTCTAAACTGGATATTATATTCTTGGGCGCCTTGTCTAACAAAGGAGTTTTTACATTTGATGAGAAAAACAATCCAGAGGGTGGCGTCCGTGGCGTTATAGACCACAAAATGCCTGCTGAGAATATAGCATCGGTAGCTTTGAATTGGAATGACGATAATCAAAACAATGTGGACTGTTTTGAGGACATTCAAATGATATTGGACGCCTCTCAAGAGAAGGTGACATTTGATAAAATTCTTCTCTCTCCCAAACGCTTGTCATATATTCTTAGAAATAAGAAGATGAAACAGGTTGTTTTTGGTACAGATAAATCTTCTACTCCGCTGTTGATGTCAAATATGAACGAGTTCATGCGTCAGAATGGCTTTCCTATCTTTGAATCCATCAGACGTACCACCCGGATTCAAAACAACGGAACATTAAGTGAGTATTCCCCCTGGAATGACAAGAACTTGGTATTTGTCCCAGCTGGAAAGTTAGGGGTTATCAAAAATGCCTATGCAGACAATGAATTGAGACAAGAACCTGGTGTAACCTATTCCAATTATGGAAGAATTCGGATTTCCCAGTGGGGTAAGGGTGAAACGGACAATTCCAATGGAGTTGAGTTCACAAAGGCGCAGTCGTTGTCACTACCTATCATTACTGAGATTAACGGTATCTATTCATTGACAGTAGAAGCATAATGACAATTGCAGGCTACATAAAGCAGAGATTTTCCTACATCGGTGAGATGTCCGATGTAGGAGCTTCTGATTTTGCATTAGATTTTGGGTTTAATGCAGATAAGGAAGCTTCTACTGAGGACAAAAAGTTGATAGGAACATTAATTGATGGTTTTATTGAGAAAAACATTCTCCATCCTACCTCGGTTGATGAAAGTGGATTTTCTGCATCCTGGAGCGTTGATTCAATTAAGACGCATATTAAACTTCTGTTGAAGAAATATGGCATAGACTTGAATGAGGAAACTGCTGCAATTGTCGGTCTGAGTGTGATTAAAGATGTATCTGATATATGGTAATGTATTTTTCTCCTCACATATTACAAGTATTAGCAGAAGAAGAACCTAAGTATGACTCTAACGGACAAGTTATTGTAAAGCCGGAAAATAATACGTGGGAAACTATAGGTGTTTGCCGGTGCGACGATGATAACACCCAAGAACTAAAGTCAGACAATGGAGATATGTATATGTCGCATTATCATATAGTCTATGAAGGTCGTGGCTTAAAAGAAGGTAGCAATATTCGCTGCTTGTTTGGAGAGACAGTGAAAGCGGAAGGTATCGCACGCAACCCTAAGAGCTGTAATTATTTTAATTATTCGGAGGTTTGGATATGATTACATCATCAGATGCCGGTATCATAGTATATAATGATTGCAAAGCTTTTGGTCTGCCTTTATATCGTAGCTGGTCTTTCCCTAAAAAGAAAGTAGATACGGAGCGTGTTGTTGTTCTTTCTAAGCGCCAAACATCTGATACCTATTGGAACAGAGGATTTATTGAAGTTAATTTCTGTGTTCCGGATTATAAGCAGAATGCCAATCTAAAAAGGCTTAACGAACTTGAACGTTTGGCTGTTGAGGCTTTGGATTCCGTAGGATATTACAAGGGTTCATGGTATCAGTATTCTGTTGAAAGTCATGGGATAGAGGAAGATACAGATTTAAATTGTCATTTTGTTAATGTGAAATTATTATTTGAAGTGTTAAACATAAATTGAAAAAATATGAAACCATTTATTGGAATTAAACAGATTTGGTACGGGCCGGTAATTACCGAAGCATTGACCGCCGCAAAACTGAAGACATGGTTGGCTACTGCTACCGAAGTGAAAAATTCCCACCAAGACACGTGGGGGTATACTCAAGATGACCCGACTATTACTGATTACATCAATGAACTTACAGGAAAGCCTTATTATCGTGATATGACAGACGAAGGAGCAAAAACTATTGCTTTCACGATGGGCGCCTATTCTTTTAAGGATAAAGTTGAACTTCAGGGTGGCAAGGTTATAAAAGAATCCGAAAAAGAGGTTGGTTGGAAAGCTCCTGAAACACCGGAACTTGTTTATAAGGCTGTAGTAGGACGTGTGAAAACAGGTAATTATGTTGTTTTTACCAACGCTGGTATTGTAGGAAAATCGAACATGGTAGAGAAAAATATCGGTTTGGGTGTTTCTGCTGTGGCAATGGATAACGAAGCGGAAGGTGTAGCTGATGAGTATTGGTTTGATGGGGATGCGGTTGATTCTGCTTCTGAGGCATCTATGGCTTCCTATTCAGGAGAAACTCTTTCTTCCAAAAGTAAGACTATCTAAGATGTAAAAAAGTTGAATATAGGGGTGTAAAAACGATTGCACCCCTATTTAATTATTCCTATATGAATGCTGCAAAAATAGTAAACAGTTCTATTATCGGTGCTGACTTTAAAACAATTGTCATTAATAATAAGTCGTATGTCATATCACCACCCACTATCCATAAGATTGCCGGTGCGGGATGTTATTTAGCGGAACTTCCCGAATGTAATACATTTCATGACGTACTTTCGTCATTGAAAGACATGGATAATGTGGCACATGCGTTATCTTGGTTTGTGAAAGGTGACGATAGCCTTTTTGAAGAACTAAGAAAGGGTACGTTTGATGAAACTGTACAAGGTTTGGAAGTAGCCTTATCTTTAATATCTGCTGAAAATTTTTACAAGCTGTCAGTTTTAGCGAAGAATGTGCAAAACCTGACAGCAAAACAGAAGTAGCAGGAAATTCCTGTCTTCTCGGACACATTGCAACATTCATGGAAAATCTGCATTTGTCTTACAAAGAAGTGGTCTATGAAATACCATATCGAAATCTAATAATCATGCAAAAGGATAAACTTCATACAGTGTTCGGTGAGGTTCTGCAAGAGGTGTCTGAAGAAGAATTCTTCAAGAATAGGCAGCGTAAAATTCTTAAATAGGGTAATCATACAGAAAGGTTTGATTAGTGATTAAAAAGAAATGGTTATCTTTGCCCTAAAATAATCTTAGTATGGCACAAGAAAGTAAATACGCGTATGACGAAGATAGTGTTAAGGCAATCATGAATTGGGCAGAAACCGCACAATTGCCAAAGGAAGTAATATTATCGGAATCCGAACATATATACGATACATCTCTGTATATTCGAGCAAATATTAACGACATCAAGCAACACTATCCGGATGTATTTTATAATCCGGCAATTGATAGGCTGTACAGATTAAAGGAGTTCGTGGAAAAATGAACAAAGCCCCATTGAAAAATTGGGGCTTTATTTTTTACCATAGTGATACCTCATAGAGAGTACGTAGACTGTGATTATCTCATCATTGACTGAATAGATGATGCGATGCTCGGAATTTATTCTTCGAGACCAGCATCCTGCCAGTTCATATTTTAAAGGCTCAGGCTTGCCTATTCCTGTATATGGATGAGCTATAATATCTTCAAGCAAGGCTGTTATTCTATTCATAATAGCCTTATTCCCCGACTTTTTCCAATATTCCCGGTCTTTTTCGGCCTGTTCAAGAAAGACTATTTCCATAATTCTTCAATTTTTACAGGCTTCCCTTTTCCCTTCTCGATTTCTTCTTTCCCCTTGCGTATAACATCCATCATTGCGGGGGATTTCATTATATACTCGGTCTCCTTAATGGAGTTGTATTCGTCCAGCGATATTACAACCACGCTTTCGCTACCTGAACGATGTACCAGCAATGGCTCACTGTCATTTATCACACCGTCAAGATAGTGCTTAAGGTTATTCCTTAGCTCTGAATAGTTAGCTGTTCTCATAATCTACTTGTTTCTATTGTTTAGTACAAATATAGGTACTTATTATTGTACTTGCAAGGTCGCGGCGTTTTTTCTTGTTAATTTGATGTTTTTTAGTAAACAACAAACCTTTCTCTAATTGTTTGTTCTGCGTCCTTGATTTTTTAGGCAAAAAGCAGGTATGGCGATACCTTTACAAGAAAATATAGGATATGAATATAAAAGTAGATACTTCCGGCTTAGATGAATTTATAGAAGAAATAGAGAACGAAGTCTCTACTGCCATGATTAATGCTGCTCATAGCGCTGTTGATACTCAAAAGACTGCTAACATAAGTAATAAAAAAACATATCAAAATCATACTTGGAATTTGCGGAATGCTCCAGGAACTGCCGTCTTTCGGAATGGAAAAGTCGTCGATATGTATGTACCGGCCGACGGAGCACATGGCGAAGCTAAAGAGCAGACAGAAAACATGTTGATTTACGGCAGCCATCCCCAAAATGGTGTAGTATTTGCCGATGGAATGTATTATGCGAGCTTTGTAAGTGCAAAAGGTTTTGATGTTGACGATAGCGCACGAATTAAATTATCAGAAGAATTAAGTAAGGTGTTTGTAAAAAATAATTGATTATGGCTGGATTAAAATTTAGCGCAGATATTGAACTGGATAAAATTGTTAAGTTACGTACCGAAATAAAGGGTCTTAAGGCTGATATGATGGCTTTGGCGGGTAAACCAAATAATGGAAATGCTATGAAAAGCCTCGAAAAGCAATTGAATAAGGCTACGAAAGAGCTTGACAAGTACATGAAGAAGTACGCATTGATGAAAAAGGCCTATGAGGAAATTTTAAAATCTGACAATACCGTTAAGGTAGTGCATGAAGAAACTCAGGCTTTACAATCTACAAATAAATGGATTGTCGCAAACACCCAGGCTGTGAAAGAGGCTGATACCGAAATAAAGAAATTGAAAGCAGATTTTGCAGCTCTCAATGATACAGAAAAGGTGGGTGATAAAGGATATAATATATTGCGTCAAGTCGAGCAACAAGTAGCCATACGAAAGAGGGAAGAAGAAGCTGTTCGAGCGAATATAAAAGCCCAGAAAGAACAAATCATACAGAATAATTCCGAAGAAGGGAGTATCACCCAATTGCGCAAACAATTATCCCTTATGCTTAATCTTTATGATAATATGGGAAGAATTAAGCGTTCTGGTAGCTCAGGCAAAGAACTTCTTGCTCAAATTAGGATTGTTCAAACTGAATTAAACGAAGCTGAACAAGCATCCGGTCGTTTTCAAAGAAATGTTGGCAACTATTCTTCTGCATTTAATGGACTTGGCATGTCAATCCAACAGATAGCAAGAGAGCTTCCCGCCGCAACGATGGGCATCAATATGTTCTTTTTGGCAATCAGTAATAACCTTCCGATTTTCTTTGATGAAGTTCAAAAGGCAAGAAAAGAATATGCCGCATATATCGAAGAGCTAAAGAAGGGCAATACGGACGTTCAAAAGGTAGCCCCCGTTTGGAAACAGATAATTTCGGGTGTGGTTTCATGGAATACCGCTTTGGTTGTAGGTATAACTTTGCTCACTGCCTATGGGAAAGAGATATTCAATTATATTGGTGGATTGATTAGCACCCAAAGAGCTACGCTTGATTTGCTGTCTGCTGAGCAGGAAATGGCTTTAGCACGTAGAGAAGCCATAAGGAGTTCTGCCAATGAAAGGGTAGAACTGGATATTTTGTACAGCAAATTAAGGAATGTTTCTTTATCAGAAAGAGAGAGAACTGCGGCTGTTAATGAATGGATAAGTAAATTCCCTCAATATGCTAATATTCTTGAAGGAGAAAAAGTAAATTTAGGGAATCTGGAATCTGCTTATAGAACACTCAGTAATGAGATTTATAAAAATGCTGTTGCAAGAAGCTATGTAGACAAATTGGCCGATATTTCTATAAAAAAAGATAAGGAAGAGATTAAACGTCTTAACCAAAAGCTAACAGTTGCAAAAGCTGAAGAACGGCTAAGAAAGCAGGAAGAGGATTTTAACAAGCAAGAAAAAGAGGGCTTTGGAACTGCAACAGCCAAAATAGACGCACGAAAAAAAGTTGAGAGTGCACGTCGGGATTTAGAGAAACAAAGGGGAATATATAATGATATTCTTACGAACTTACAAACTTATGAAAACAACTTCCGGGACATTTCAAATCATATAAATACACTTGACCTTTTCCCTCAGCCTCAAGAAGGTACTTATGACTATTGGCAACAGCAAATTAGAAATGCTGATAGTGCTTTAAAGCAAATCAAAGATACCTATCTTGAAGTGTTAAAGGCGGGAAGTACGCAAGGCGTTCCTGAAGATGTTGTTAAACAATATAATTCTTTGATAAAACAAAAGAGGGAGGCGGAACGTAAACTAAAAATATATGATGAAAAAGGGAGCAATGGGAACGTCAATGAATTAACATCCCAACAAGATAAGATATTGGGAATTGAAAGCAAATACGCATTGGAGCGTAGGCGGCAAGCTGAGGATTTGGAATATCAGATTGTGCAGGCTCGTATTAGTGCTATGAATGATGGTTATCAAAAGATCAAGGCGCAGCGTGATTTGGATAACAAGAAAGAAATCCAAGACTTGCAGCGGCAGAAAGAAGATGCTATTCGTGTGGAAATAGAGGCTCAGAAAAAGGTTTTCGATGAGCAGGAGAAATTGAAGGCTAGGCAGAACAAAAAATATAAAATAAAAACCTTTGACGCTTCCACAGTAGACACTTCTAATATCAGTTCTGCTTTTGATTCTATTATCGGATATGTAAGCAACAGACAAAAAGATGATTTAATACGAGAGCAGGAAAGCGCATGGAATGAATATCTCATAAAATTTGGAAATTACCAGCAAAAACGGCAGGCTATCATTGAAAAGTATAATAATGCTATAGAAACAGCAGCAACCGCTGGAAATGCTGCCGCATTAGAGGGCGAAAAGAAGCAATACTTAGAACAACTGGACGAACAGTACGGCAAAACCACCCGTGCTATGGCTGATTTGTTCGAGGATGCGAGTACTAAATCCGTTTCCGCCATTCAAGACATCATAGACAAGTATGAGACCCTTATCAAATACATGTCCGGTACTGATAAAGACATTTCTATTACTGATTTGAAAGGGATAGGCTTTACTGATAAGGATATTGAAAAGATAGAAAGAGGGGAAATCTCCATAAAAGACGTGACGGACGCAATCAGGGGATTAAAGGATGAGCTGAAAGGCAAATCACCGTGGAAGGCTTTCGTCTCTGATTTGGAGAAAGGAATAGAAGCCATAAAAAAGGGCGGTAACGATTCCAAGAAAGTGGGTCAAGGCATCACTGATATAGGGAATGCTGTAACATCTTTTGCTCCTGCATTGGGCGAATTTGGTTCTAATATCGCCAATATATTTGGTGCAGACGATTCTACTATAACAGGAATTACGGATGCTTTAGGGGGATTGGGCACTACTGCTGTCGGTGTCGGACAAATAATGTCCGGTGATATTGTTGGTGGCGCAATGAGTGCAGTTAGTGGAATCTCTTCTGTTGTCTCTGCGTTTGAAGGATTGTTTGGCGCCGATTACTCTGGATATGAAAAGATGAAAGCCCAATACGAGAATCTCATATCCATTTGGGATGAACTTATAACCAAGAAGATGGACTATATCGACATCGACTATGGTACGGAAGCGATAAAAGCAGCGGAAGAAGCTGAACAGCTTGTAAATATCAATATAAGCAGACAAAGACAACTAATCAAACGGCTCGCGTCCAGTGGGGCGAGTATCGGCTCTCACTCATTGGGATACCGTATAAATGAAAGATTGTCCAAAGAAGACTATCAGCGAATTTCGGGTTTAGTCGGGGAAAAGATTACAGCGGAATATCAGTTGTGGGATTTATCTTCCGAACAGATAGAAAAGATACTTTCTGATGAAAAACTGGTATCTGTACTTGATACCGTCAACAAGGATTTTGTTACTTATTTGCAGAATATTGTAGATTATGGGGAACAACTTACTGAGATTGCGCAAAAAGAGAAAGAGGCTATTACAGGAATAGGCTTCGATGAATTTAAAAACGGTTATGCCAATTTGCTTTCCGATTTGGATAGTACTAATGAGGATTTTGCCGATAATTTCGAGCAATATCTGCAAAAAGCCATATTTCAGTCTCTTCTTGCAAATAAATATAAAGAGCAAATTCAAAGACTGTATGATTCATGGGCTGAGTATGGAAAAGATGGGCTTACTTCTGATGAAGCACAGGCACTTCGTAATATGCAGCAGAATCTTACAAATAGCCTGCTTGCTGAGCGTGATAAGCTAATGCAAGATTTTGGTTGGCAATCAGATTCCGTCCGTGAAGCTTCACAAAAGGGCATCGCCACAGCCTCGCAAGATTCAGTAGACGAAAACAACGGTCGGCTGGCTGTCATGCAGGGACATACATACTCCATTAATGAAAATGTTTCCCGTATGGCAACAGGGATTGACGGACTTTTGAATTATTCTGTTGCTAATTTATCAGCAACTACGGATATAGACAAAACGGCTAAGGCTATCGAAAGTCAAAGCAAAGATATTCTTAACCATTTGGCTAACATTGATAACTATACATCCAATCTTGTAGAAATTAGAGAATACATGTACGCAATGAAAAGTGGTATTGATACATTAAACACTAAAGGAATAACACTTAAGCGATGAAAAAACAATTATATATAGATGGCAAAGATGTACATACTGAGTACGGCGTGTCTACATTACAAGGCAACTATGCTGAACTGGTAGCGTTCCCGCCTTCAAAAACGCCGGATAGTAACGATTGGCCGGAAGAGGACGGAAAAGAGTTTGACCTTTCGGAAATATATCTTGATACGAAAGATGTTATCCTTGAGTTTGGCTTCTTTAGGGAATGGCAATTTTCAAATTTTGTTTCCATGCTATCAGATATGGGGTATCACGATTTTTATTTCCCACATTTGAAGCGTACGTTTAAATTAAGGCTTTCTTCTCAGAATAGCTTTGAAATGTATAATAGCACCGAACGCTCCAAGTTCACTTTTGCCAATGATTTCCCACGCTCGGATGATTATGTATATCAGGAACCGATAAACAGTATTCTATTGCCGAAAGGTTACGAGTTGGATGGTGTGGACTTATCCGCTTACGGTATCCTCGTTCTACAAGGTACAAATAAGGAGATACTCAAAACTCCGGCTGTGAAGAAAAACCTTTTGCAGAACTTCAAGTTTCAGGACGGCGCTATATATGATGGCGAATACGTGAAGTTTCAAACGAAAGATGTAAGCATAAAGTGTCTAATGCGCGCCCCGGACTTCGACACGTTTTGGCGAAACCATGATGCTCTTTTGCATGACCTCACAAAGCTGTCTGCCAAAACTGACGGTGAAGGATATGAGTATGAAGATGCGGAACGCTCCTTTTACGTTGACGAATGGAGTGAAAACTATCCATGTTATTACAAGAGTTGCAAAACTGACAGTTTTAATCCTCTTGACGGTATATGGTGGGCATTTACCTTAACCCTTGTATTTACCAGCTTCCGACTGGGAGATACAGAATATCTGCTTGCTTCGGAAGATGGCAAGTTTATAACTACGGAAGATGAAGAATATTTTATTGATTTAGGAGATTAGGATATGATTACTCTACATAACGGAAATGAAACAATCGAGCTTCTTACGGATGACAACAGTTATTCCTATGAGGCTGTAATGGGCGAAGATACGCTGACACTGTATTTTTCCCATCCGGGCTATATTGACGTTCCGGTAGGCTCGTGGTGCGAGTTCTACGGCAAGCGTTATTCACTCAAGAAAGACAGCAATTTCAAGAAGAATGGTGAAAGGAATTACAGCTACACGCTTGTCCTTGAAACATCCAAAGCCGATACGGAACTTTGGAAGATACGCAATACGGTAGACAACCGTATCAAGTTCCCTTATACCGCCAAGCCGAAAGAACACTTAAAGCTGATAGTGGACAATCTGAACAGACGTTCTTCGGGGTGGGTAATCGGTGAATGTATTGAGGGTACAGAGAAGCTGATAAACTACAACCATACTGTTTGTCTGGACGCTTTGAGCCAACTGGCAGAAACTTATGAAATCGAATATCAGATTACAGAAACCGTAATAGAGGGGGTACATACAAAGACTGTACATTTGAAAAAAGTCGAGTACAACAAGGACAATCCCCTGACTTTATCCTATGGCAAGGGGCACGGTTTCAAGACGGGCGTCGGCCGGGAAAGCGGCGACATACCGCCCGAAATCATCCTTGTGGAAACGACTGATAGAAACATAGATTATTCCAAATACGGCGCAAAGGAATTGCTGATGCCCAAATCGCAGACTATCCGTTATGACGGTACACGCTTTGAGGGTGAAGAGGGTTTCAATGCTTCCGCTTCCCGCACATACAAGACAGACGAATACGGTACGAGCGTTATGCGTGCCGATCGTGAGCTGACCACGAGCAAAGAAGACAGTTTGGACTGTACGGAGATTTACCCGTCACGCGTGGGAGAGGTAAGCGAGGTCATTACAGTAGATGCAGATAAACATTTCTATGACTTTAAAGATAAAGACATTCCCGATAATCTTAATTTTTCTCAATATCGCATTGCTGGAGAGAAAGCTACTGTTATATTTCAAAGCGGGATGCTTTCAGGCAAGGAGTTCGACCTTGAACAGTCCGATGATGAGCTAACCGGGTATGTTCATAGTGAAAGACGTTTTAAGCTTATCCCGCAGGAGATAGATGGTATCACTATGCCGGACGGTGGTGTATGGATGCCGGAAGTTGGTGATAAATACGCTGTGTTCGGCATTCAGTTGCCCGAAGCCTATATAAGTGACAACGCCACAAGAACAGGTGCATCATGGGATGTGTTCCGGGAAGCTGTTAAGTATCTCTACGAACACGAGGATAAGAAGTTTACCTTCACCGGTACACTTGACGGCATTTGGGCAAAGAAACGCTGGCTGACTGTTGGCGGTAAAATCGTATTGGGCGGTTTCGTGAACTTCACGGATAATCAGTTCCATCCCGAAGGCTCACTCATTCGTATAGTCGGCATCAAACGGTATGTGAACAACCCGTACAGTCCCGAAATAGAACTGTCCAACACTCCGGTAGGTACATCCGTGGCAAGCGAGCTTAATAAGATAGAGACGAACGAAGTACAAGTTGAAGAGAATCATAAACAAGCCCTTCAATTCACCAAACGTTACTATCGTGACGCAAAAGAGACAATGGAAATGCTTGCCGACAGTTTACTTAGCTTCTCCGGCGCAATCAACCCGATAACGGTTGCTACCATGCAGATGCTTGTGGGTGACGAGAGTTTACAATACAGATTTGTCAACTCCAAGACAAATCCGGTGGTAGTTAACCATGATATTAGCTACAATTCGAGTACAAAGGTCTTGAACGCTCCGGCAGGTATTATCCAACACATGACACTTGGTATCACTTCTTTATCCAATACTCATGCGGCAAGCGACTATAAGTATTGGGATATGGCAGAATACAATTCACCCTCACTCACCAACCCGGAAAAGAAATTCTACCTATATGCCAAGTGTAGCAAGGATAACCAGTCGGGGATGTTCCTCTTAAGCGAAACAGCTATTGCGTTGGAACAGATAGACGGTTATTATCATCTGCTTGTCGGTATCCTGAACAGTGAAAATAACGGGGAGAGAAGCTTTGCCACGTTATACGGATTCACAGAGATACTACCGGGGCGGATAACTACGGATAAAATAGTTTCTTCTGATGGTAAGACCTATTTCGATTTGGTAGCAAATGAGATAGCAGGGCGTATCAGGTTTTTAGACGGTCTTATTTCCGGTTTGGTCGGTATCGGTAATGATGATGGCATCAATGCCGGTATGTCCGGAGAGGGAAACTCTGCTTCTGATGTACGCATATGGTCTGGTGCAAATGAGAATAACAGGGGAAGTGCGCCTTTCAGGGTACTTCATAACGGAAAAATGATAGGTACTGATGTGGACTTATCAGGTAAAGTAAACGCAAAAGAAGGTGCTGTAGGAGAATTTAAAATCTCATCAAGCCTGACGGCTGAAAGTGGTAATGATGAAATGCTTCTTTCATCTTCACTGATACGTTTTACCAATCAATATGTATCAACATTCATCGGCGCCGATACTGTCCCGGCTACTTCAGGCGGGGTTATTATATCTCCAATAAGAATAAATGTAAATCGTGGAATGTCTTCCTATTCGGCCGGCATAAATACGTGTTTTCATTTATCGGTAGATGGAGCTAAGAATTATGATGATTATGTAGAAACAGGTAATCATGCGCTGTTTGTACCCAAAGGAGATGTTTGTGGTTTCAGATTAAGAACAAGAAGGATTGGTAGTAGCGAGACTTTGTCTTTAATGGATAGTATTATAATGGCTATATCTCAAGGTATTACGTTAACTCTTCCGACTGATGCCGAAGACGGACAAATATATTTCATAAGAAACCATTCAAATGGCGATGTTTATGTGTATGGAAGAATAAGTCCTTTGGGGTATCCTACGTCAGAAACCAGACAAATACACATTCCATCAGGGAAAATGGGTATATTAATATATGATAGGGTTAATAATATATGGACTGCTAATCATCTTGACCGTTGGTAGAATATTATGAAGTATCTAATAGGGGGAAGAATGCAAATAACAAACCTTTTGCCAATTGTTTGTTATCCATGAAGCAAAAACAAGTAAATCTGTTTCTTCTGGACTAATTTTGTGAAAAACAGAGAAATGGGTATGTTGAATAGAAAATTATCACTATATTTGCATAAACCGTGTGAAGATGCACGGCACTTTGATAATGGACTTAAGAATAGCAACATAGAATATACAAGCCTTTGAGCTGACGTACCCATACGTTGTGCTCAAGGGCTTTTTTATTGAATATAACTATGCCAAGTAAGAAGATAAAAATATCAGAACTTCCTCTTGTCGAGAGTTTGAAAGGGTTATATACCATTGGTTACAAAATCATAGATGGTATCAAGACCAGTGTAAAGGTTAGCTTAGAAGATATTCAGACAGCCTATCAGGATGTTGTTAATGCGGTCAAGAACTCTGAGGTAGCGACCAAGAACGCAAATACCGCTGCATCTAATGCCAATGAAAAGGCGGTACTTGCTGATACCGCAGCGGCCAATGCCAACGACACCGCGGAACATCCTACCTATATCGGACAAGACCACTATGTCTACAAATGGAACAAGACCGCCCAAGCATACGACAAGACAGACATCTACACCAAAGGCGATGCTTTCTCTATCAAGAAGGTATATGCTTCAGTTGCTAACATGGAAGCTGATAAGAGCAATCCGGATATTACAGAAGGTGATTTTGTATTGGTGAATACGGGTGATGTTGAAGACCCCGACAATGCAAAATTGTATGTCAAGGCTGATGGTGACTTTGAGTTCCTTGTCGATATGTCAGGTGCTATCGGTTTTACGGGCAAGACACCGCAGTTTTCAATAGGTACAATATCCACGCTTGAAGCCGGGTCAACGGCAACGGCTACCATATCAGAGGATGGAGTGGACAGTGACGGCAATCCGAAGTACAAAATAAACTTTGCCATTCCTCGTGGTAATCCCGGTGCTCCTTTCCGTATTGCCGGAGAATACGCCACCCTTGAAGCCTTGAAATCCGCCGTTCCCGACGGTTCGGCAGTTGACGGGTTCATGGCCGTAGGTACTGAAGCTCCTTACGATTACTACGCATGGGTAAACGGCGACTGGGTTAATCAAGGGAAGATAGCGGGCGGCGGTTCGGGGAACGTGGTAGTTATTCCTGCTGCTGCGATGAGCCTAAGCGACCAAGCAACATCCGATGAGATATTTAATGCTTTTGGTGGGAAAGACGCTTTCATGGATATATGTCAGAGCATCGTCAATAAAGATACTGTATGTGTTGTAGCAAACATCCCCGAAGAATCAGGGATGAAACTTGTATATATTCCAGTAATGGCGATGGCTACCTATACGGATGCTAATAATGCTAATTTTATGATGGCAATTATTACAGAAACGACTTTCCAATTAGTTGTAACAGTCACGGATGGAATTGCTACCCAATCGTCTCAGGTTTTAAATCATATTTACGAAGCCCCCTCTGACGGTAACGTCTACGGTCGTAAAAATAAAGATTGGGTGAAAGTTCCCGAAAACTCAAATGTCATTATCCTGCCGAAAGAAATACTTGACTTGACAGGTAGTTCCTCCTCAGAGGAGATATTAGCTGCATTTGGCGGTATAGATAAATACAAGGATTTGCTTGAAAAATTGAGCACAAATAATTGCTTGGTACAGATTGGAGAACCGTCATTAGGCTCATTAAGACATATCTATACTCTTGTAGAATATGCTGTCAATTTCGCTTCAAACAAACAATCGGGAGCGTTATCTTTAAATATCTACAACGAAGAGCAGCAGTTAAGAAGACTTCATTTCTATTTGGAGAACAACGGCACTACAGCCCGTTGTGGCGAGGCAAGCACTTTCCAGCTCGTCAGGGACACCGACGTCCTCACCAAGACCAACACTTCATCATTCACCCCTACGCAGCCTTATCAGCCAGCGACGAAGAAGTATGTGGATGATAAAACTTTTGTTAGAGATGTAGACGGTACTATTCTCAATAAATGGATTAATAACACTGTCATAACAGGAGAAACCGTACAAGGATTGGTTAACGAATTATTTGGCAATTTTATATCATTTGCTGAGAATTACGCTGAAGGGAGATATAGAGGTCTTAGGTTTAGCGCAAGACATTACGATGAAGAAGCTGGAAATTATTTTGGATATATCATAAATGCAAATATTCAGTATTGTTTATCAGAACCGGGAAATGGATATTTTGAATTGCTATTTACTTTTGGTTACGGTTCAACATTAAAATCTTGCTATATATACTATTATGATGTATCGGAAACAAGCAGTGAGAATAAGATTGTAATCACAGATGTTGTTCGTAGTGACAACCTCACCACCCTCACCAAGAAAACCGCCGCTGAATACGAGGCTCTTGGCTCTAAGGATGCCAATACAGCATATTGTGTAACCGATTAAAACAACAATTATGAGTAACGAAAATAGTAATCTTAGAGTTGGTTCGGCGGGAGCTGGGCTGTTTGTGGGAGATAAGCAGATATTGGGGGGGGTAAGGAATATAACAATTGGGTCTTATGGCAACTTGATAATTATAATTAATCGGTCTAATGTTATAAAACGTATTAGTTTCGATTATAGAGAAGATATAACTTTAGTCCCTACGCAAGTTTGTAGTATTTATTCTCCAGGTGCAGATGCTGGTATGGTAGCTATTGATAATATCAAATGTAATATTTCCAGTGCAGATATTCTTGAAGATGGTACTCAAACATTTAAATACGAAGCTAATATGATATATGAAAGTGGAAATTATTTTGCACAAATAGGAAGTATAGATACTTACGATTTACGCGTAATAGAAATAATGGAGTAAATTATTGGAGACAGTATTAAAAACGAATTACAATGAAAACAATCTGCTACAATAGCAAATTAGCCAAACTTATCCTCTTTGGCTGCTACACAACAATCATGTTCTTCGGCTTCATCCTTACGAGGCTGAAAGAGTTGTCCGAAACAACCATACGCCACGAACGAATACATCAGAAACAGTTCTTCGAGTGTATGGAGATAGCGGCTATCCCGTCCGTATTGCTGGCATTCCATGTCAGTGCGTGGTGGTTGTTACTTATCCCGCTATTCTACTACATTCTTTATTTGGCAGAATGGTTTGTAAGCTTCGTGTATCACTTGTTCACAGACAACAAGATTGGGGATGGAGAGGTCAATAAAAACGCTTACCGTGCGAGCGCATTTGAAATGGAAGCCAAACTCAACCAGGACAATCCGAACTACTTGAAAGAACGCAAATGGGGTGCATGGTTCAGATACTACGGCAAGATATGAAAATCCCGTCCTACTCTCACGAGCAAAACGGAATGACAGTAGTTCGCTTATTTGATAAGAGACACAAAGATAGGAATAATTGACAAATAACGATAAGATGAAGAATAACATTATTACCCAAAGCATACCGGGTGGTTTCTCGGTAATAGCAAGCAGTTTTATTGCGCAGTCATTGGAACACATGATACCGTGGCTGATAGTAACATTTTCAGTCGTTGTGTGTGACCTTGCGTTCGGGATAAGGAAAAGTCTGTTGATGGGTGAAGAAGTACGCTTTTCCGGTGCTGTGCGCCGTACTATGGGTAAAATGGTGACATACTTTGCTTTTGTTTGTATGGTGGTGATGATAAACATTGCTTCCGGCAATAAATGGAATATTGATGTGTATTCATGCTTGTTTGTCTGCTTCATAGAGTTCTGCTCTATCATAAGCAATATCTTGAAGCCAAAGGGATATAATTTCAACTTACTGAAAGCGTTGGGATTGTTCGGAAAGAAAGTGCTCGATGTCGAGAAAGAAGATATGAATGAAATAATAACTAAAGATAAGGAGTAACAAAATGAAAAAGAAACTGATTATCGCAGCGATTGTTATCGCTATCATCGTGGGAGTTATGCTTTACATGCACTACACACCGTTTTGGGTGAACTTGACTACTGTCGTATCATTCGGTGTCGGTGTTGTTGCCGGATGGGTGGCTCATGTGGTTTATGACAAATATTTTAGAAAGGAGAAATAACATGAGATACTTTACAATTGCAGAACTGGTTAAAAGCGAAACGGCTGACAAGAAAGCCATAGACAACAGATTGCCGAAAGAACTGCTTCCCAATGCACAAGCGTTGGTTGACAATGTCCTCGACCCGTTAAGAGAGGCTTACGGCAAACCTATCACAGTGACAAGCGGATACCGTTGCCCTGCTCTTAATAAAGCAGTAGGCGGCTCTAAAACGAGCGACCACATGAACGGGTGTGCTGCCGATATTGTCGGTACTCCAAATACCCCGAAAGAGAACAAAAGATTGTTCAACCTTATACAAGAATTGAAGCTTCCCTTTGACCAGGTTATTGATGAGAAAAACTTCTCATGGGTACACGTCAGCCACCGAAGAGAAGGCAACAGAAACCAAGTATTGAAACTCTAAAAAGTAAACATCATGGCAGCAGAAGTTTTATCATTTGAAAAGAACGAAAGCGAGAACGCGTATTACGCAACGTTTGTCAGTGACGGCAATCCCGTTACCATACAGATAAAGAACAAGGGCGGATATGTGACCGTACATGCAAACATAGAGGGCATGAAGCCCGTGATATTATATCCTAACGTGCGTGACAGCAACGGTGCTCCCGACTCTATATTCCGTGTCGCCGGAATAGTGGCGGGCGTGGAAATCACAATCAAGAGTGCTACCGAAGTATTGGAAGCCAAAATGATTAAAGAGGGATAGCCTATGAACCCAATCACTATCCCCAACATCAGCATTCCGACAATCGGTATTCCTACTATAGGTATACCGTCTGTCGGTTTCCCCTCTGCTTCGGGCGGTGGTCTTGCATGGCCGGCAGGTTTAAAAGAATCTATCAAGGCTATCTATGACCCTGCGAAGCAAGGTATGACTAACTATGATGTGATAGAGAGTTATACAGAGGACTTTACTACATGGCGCTATTTAGACAGTAGAGGTATTGCAACTATAACAGGTAGCACTATTCATATTACAGAGGCTAAATCAATTCAAGGGATTGTAGAGGATAATAAAGAACCTTATTCAGATATAAAAATATTAGTGCAAGGTGTAACTGCTGATAATCCGTTGAATGTTAGAGATATTAACGGCACGAAAGCCGTTATTGATAAAGACGGAGTATATGAATTTAAAGATAATGGATTGTACTTTGGTTTTGGGTTTTCTAAAGTCGGTGTTGTAGATGTTACCATCACCCAGCTTCCTACTTCTATTCTAAAAGACTTTAGCGGCAACGGCAACCACGCCTATCTGTACGGCGGTAAGGGGAAGCTGAATAGCGGAATGGGAGTGTATAAATTTGACTTTCTTTCTGACTTACTTATTAATTCAGCATATTTACCATATACAGAAAGACAATATGATAGTATTTGTTCATTAGCAGGACATCCAAATGGTTGGTTATTTCAGTATAAGAGTCTGACAGATATTCCTACTTTTAAAATAGAAGTTAAAGGAATAGTTAATGATAAGTTTCATTATCGTTGGTATGATGAAAATGGGAATAGAGGTGTAGATTTTGTTATAGACAAAGATGGTATCTATGAATTTCCAATGAGTTATAGTGTAGAAACTAATACTGGCGTTGGTATTGTCTGTAATAATATTTGCCAAGATAATGTTTGCTTTACCCAAATCCCTGACTACCCCAACCAGCTCTGCTACGACGGCAAGATGTACGCCGTCTGCTACGACTTCCCGATATTAACGGATTACACGGTAATGGCGGATAGGACGTGGTTTGAGAATGAGGGCAATCGAGTTTTTATTACTAAAGGTAATATCTGGCCTAATTGTGCATTTAATTTTGAGAAAGTTAATGTTTCATTAAATAGTGAAACCTTCTCATTTTCAAAAAGTACCAATATTGATGATTTAATAGGTAAGAGTGGTATAACTTACCAGACAAAGCAATCTTATAACGGAAAAGTTATTGGTGTGGGCACTTCATCAGATGGCGATATATTGCTTATAGGTGGACAGTTGAAAGGAGAGTATATCGGCTGCCACGGCAAAATCATCATCGCCGACCGCAGCTTCACCGAAGAAGAGATAAACTGGCTAAAGGATAATTGGAAAAAGATATGAGAAAGTTACCGTGGATATTAGTTGTATTGCTGGCAATCGCTTGTGTGGTGGCTTGGTTTCGCCCGCACGAGCCTTTGCCGGCAGAAATCCGTACCGAGACGAAAATACAGACGGTTGTTAAGACTGATACGGTTCTTATCTCTAAACCGATAGCTGTGTTTTGGCAGATATTGCCGAATGACACAGTACGTATAGGTGATACCTTGCTTCATCGCAAACGGGTTGTGTATGAAGACAGCCTGTATCGTGCTGTAGTGAGTGGCTATGTAGACCCGCGACTGGATAGTATGCAGGTCTTTCCTAAGACGGTTTATCAGACGGTGACGAATGACGTCTATCATCCGGTCCCCATTAAGTCGAAGAAGAAGCGTTGGGGATTAGGGTTGCAGGCAGGGTATGGTTATCCGGGCGGATTTTATGTTGGTGGTGGGGTGAGTTATGATTTGTGGCAGTGGTAA